ACGGCGCCAATTACCCAGTATTTCGGGGAGAACCCGGGGATCTACGCACGCTGGGGCTATCCAGGCCATAACGGCCTGGATTTCGGGCTGGTGAATGGTCCAGTGTGCTGTGCTGCGGATGGAACGATCCAACTGGTGGGCTTCGAAGACGGCGGGTACGGCAATTACGTGAAAGTCGAGCACGATGGCGGCATTTTGACGTATTATGCGCACCTTAAAAATGCACCGGTGCGAGCCGGGCAGGCGGTGAAGGCTGGCGATCTGATTGCTGTCAGCGATAACACCGGTTTCAGCACGGGACCGCATCTTCATTTTGGGCTGAAGCTGCCGGGAACCAACCTGGCTTATAAGGGCTACGTTGACCCGCTGCCGTATTTGAGCGTGGGTGTGAGCCCGGATGAGCCAGCAGTCGAGCCGCCAGTGATCGAGATCCAGCAATATCCGGGAGCGGTGGATTTGAGCGGGAACTGGGCTGTGACCAGCGAGTGGTTGAACGTGCGCAGTGGACCGGGGACTGGATACCCGATTATTGGGAAGTTGGATGGCGGCGAGGTGGTGGCCGGAGAACGGCTGCACTCACAATCGGCGTGGATCGAGTTCGAGAACGGGAAATTTGCCGCGATCAGTCATGCAGGGACGCCGTACATGAAGCCAGAAAATGATGAAGGATAGGCGGCGAGAATGGTAGAACGCAACGATCTGAGCAACGAGGGGCAGCAGGTATTACTCGAACGTTTAGACACACTGAGAGAAGATACAAAGGAAATTAAACAGTCTGTTAATTGTTTGGACCAGAATTACCGGACATTTCGTGAAGAGTATACGCGAGGGCATGTGCAGGTGGAGGCATCGATTGATTCTGCGCATACTCGGTTGGATAAGCAGGAGAAAAGAATTGAGTTGATAGTGAATGATTACAAAACCCTGCATGAATTGATCCAGCCAATGGTTTTTGCATACCGAATATTGGTGGGAATATCGTCCATTTTGGGCGGGAGCATTTTGCTGCTGGTCTGGATGATGATTACTGGGCAGGTGCAATTGCTGTTCCCATAAAAGATCCTTCGCAGCGCCAGGAGAGCACTGGCGGCTCAGGATGACAAAATGTTATGAGTATTAGAGATGATTTGGATAGGGCACGTTTAGGACAGCTCAGTTTTGATTTCGAGCTGGATGAGGCCGAAGAAGACGCCCAGGAGCGGGCGATTTCGGCTGAGGAGGCGCGCCTGATCAGCGAGACGGCATTGTCGGGACTGCGGGACAAGATCCAGCAGCACGAATTGAATGCGGAGTGGATCACGGAGTTTCTGGAGCTGCGGGAGAAGGGCTGGCCTTGGCGGGTGGCGTGCTACATTGCCTGGGCTGCGTCGCCGCGTAATGACCGCTGGCCGGAGACTTTGAAAGACCTGGCGACCCAGGTGCTGGGTTTGCAATCGCCGAGATCGATCTACACCTGGCGAAAGAAATACCCGAGCATTGATGCGACGATTTCCGTGCTGCAAGTGATCCCGCTACAGGCGCATCGTCGCGATGTGATTGAGGCGCTGGTGCAGGTGGCGACGGACCCGGATTACAAGGGACATCAGGATAGGAAATTATTTTTCGAGATGACGGGAGATTGGATCCCGAAAAGCCAGCTTGGGTTGGGGGAGGCGCTGGGTGATGATGTGGTTGGGGCGATGAGTGAGGCGGAGCTGCGCAGGTGGTTGGGCGAGGAGAGCGAGATTGCCACGTCGAGTTCCTTCGCTGGCGCTCAGGACAAGCGCAATGACAAACCACGGATTTCACGGATGACCACGGATTTTTCACAGGCGGATCAGGATGACAATGACGAGATTGCTTCGTCGAGTTCCTTCGCTGGCGCTCAGGACAAGCGCAATGACAGTGAGGAGTTAGATGCTGGCGACGAGTAGCACGATGACGGTGACGCCGGATAGCGCACGGCACGAGTTGGCGAAACGCGAGCTGGCGCGCAGGCATCTGGTGGATTTCTCGGAATATATCGCGCCGTATTATCGAGCGAGCAGGCACCATTATCTGGCTGGCGAATATTTGGAGCTAGTCGAGACCTACATCCGGACCAAGGGCGCCAGCGGGATCAGCCGGTTGCTGATCCTGGAGCCACCCAGACACGGCAAGAGCGAGCAGGCGAGCAGGCATTTTCCGGCCTGGGTGTTGGGACGGATGCCTGACACACGGGTGATCGTGACCTCGTACAGCGGTGACCTGGCGACCAAATTCAGCCGGGCGACCAGGGATATAGTGGATTCGGACCGCTACCGGGCGGTGTTTGGCGGATTGAGCTCGGTGGATGCGCCGGTGGAACTGTCAAAGGACAGCCGGTCGGTACAGGCCTGGGACCTGGCAGCGCCACACAGAGGCGGATTGTTGGCAGCTGGTGTAGGCGGCGGTATTGTGGGTTCCGGCGCGAATCTGTTTGTAGTGGATGATCCATTCAAGAACCGGGAAGAAGCCGAATCAGACGCTCACCGGGAAAAAGTTTGGGACTGGTGGACATCGAGCGCTTACACTCGCCTGGAAGACCATGCGGCGGTGGTCGGGATGCTGACCCGCTGGCACGGAGACGACTGGGCCGGTCGGTTGCTGAAAATGATGGCGACGGACCCGAAAGCGGACCAGTGGGTGGTGCTGTGTTTGCCAGCGATCTGGGAGCCGCCAGTGGTCCCGGATGATAAGGACTTTGAAGCATACCAGCGCGAGCAATTATTGGAGGGTGTGTGGGTAGATAAAGACGATCCGCTGGGCAGGCAGCCAGGCGAAGCGCTTTGGCCGGATAAATACTCTCTGGAAGATTTGGAGCGGATTGCCGCCAATCTTGGCCCATATGATAATGCAGCTCTATACCAGCAGACACCCTATTTACGTTCAGGGTCCATGTTCAAGCGGGAAGATTTTTTGATCCTAGAGACACCTCCCAAGCCGGAAGAGATTGTGATGCGAGTGCGGGCCTGGGATAAAGCCGGAACGAAAAAAGGCACCGGCGGCGACTATGCGGTGGGTGTGCGGATGAGCTTGACAGTGGATGACCAGGTGGTTGTGGAGCATGTCAGCCGGGGGCAGTACACCCCGATGGGCAGAGAGAAGGAAATTTTGAAATGCGCCAAAATGGATGCGCAACTCAATGGTCCACGAACAATTATCTGGCACCAACAGGACCCGGGCGATGCTGGACTGACCGCAGCGCAGATGACCAACCGGATGCTGGCGAAACATGGTCACACGGCACATTTTGAGCCGATGAGCGGTGACAAGGTTGTGCGGGCGGGTCCATGGTCTTCAGCGGTTGAAGGCGGACAGGTTCGGCTGGTGCGAGCGGGCTGGAACCAGGCATACATCGATGAGCATGTGGCATTCCCGAAAGGGAAATACGACGACCAGGTGGACCCATCAGCGCATGGGTACAGCAAATTGCAGGGTAGGCCGAAGAAGGCAGTGAAAAGTTACCAGGGATAAATGATGACAGATTTGAAACGGGCATACGATGCACTGAGCGGGAAACTGGCGGATTACAACCGTTATTTTGACTATTATGACGGGGATCAGCCGGTGCTATATACCACCTCGCGACTGGCGGAGATTTTTAGGGGGTTGGATGCGATTTTTACCGAGAACTGGTGCGCGGTGGTGATCGACAGCACCAAAGACCGGGTTAATTTGGTCAATATCAAAGTGCCGGAGGGTTTGGAACAGACCTGGGCGCCGCTGTGGGAAGGCTCGCAGTTGAAGTTAGAGAGCGACGATGTGCATGAGAGCGCCTTGATCACGGGCGAATCGTTTGTGATCGCCTGGCCGGATGAGCAGAAGACGCCGCAGGCTTATTTCAATGATCCACGATTGTGCCATGTGTTTTATGAGTCGGAAAACCCGAGAGACATAGAATTCGCGGCAAAGTGGTGGACGAGGGTGGACGGATTGGTGCGAATGACGCTGTACTACCCGGACCGGTTGGAATATTACATCACGGAGAAAAAATCGGAGAACGTGACCTCTGAGAAGGCGTTCGGCAAATTCAAGGACCCGGAGAAAAACCCATACGGCGAGGTGCCAGTTTTCCACTTCCGGACCGGGCAGCGCAAAGCCAAATCAGATTTGAAATCGGTGGTACCGGTGCAGAACGGGATCAACAAATTATTAGCGGACATGATGGTGGCTGCGGAGTACGGCGCATTCAAACAGCGTTACATTATCAGCAGATCGGAGATCCAGGGCAAGTTGAAAAATGCACCGAACGAGATCTGGGATTTGCCAGCGGGCGACGGAATGAGCCAGCAGACACAGGCCGGTCAGTTTGACGCCACGCCGTTGAAAAATTATCTGGACGCGATCGATAACCTGAGCATGGCGGTCAGCAGCATCACCCGGACGCCGAAGCATTATTTCTTCAGCATCGGGAGCAATTTATCGGGTGAGGCGTTGATCGCAATGGAAGCGCCGTTGAATAAAAAGGCGCAGGACCGGATCGACCGGTTTATCCCAGGGTGGCAGGACGTGACGCGCTTCATGCTGAAGATCAAAGGCGTCGAGATCCGAGCGCAGGA